GTTTATGTTATAAATACTAATGCATTAGCAGTAAACACAGCAGATTTGAATACGTTTTCTGGTGAGATTCTTTATTATGATAATATCTTGCCAGCAACAAGGACAAACGCAACAACAGAAAACGTAAGGTTAATTGTAAAGGTTTAATAAATGACTGAAAAGATTCAAACAGATCTTAGTGTATCTCCATATTTTGATGATTTCAACGAAGAAAAGAACTTTCATAGAGTTCTTTATCGTCCTGGTACTGCAGTGCAGGCTCGTGAACTTAATCAAATGCAAACCATCTTGCAAAACCAAGTTGGTAGACATGGTAACTTTACATTCAAAGAAGGTGCAGTAGTAAAAGGAAGCTCGACTTTTTTCTCACAAAATATGCTAGGTTTTGTTCGTGTAGATGATACATTTATTAATCTTGGTAATACAACAAACGTTTCTGTAAACAACAATATTAAAATTTTATATACTTCTAACCATAGTGTTAATGCGGCAACTGTTACAATAGATGGTAGTGATACAGGAGTCTACAATGCTAACCAAGCTGGAACAGGTGCTTTTATAGTTGGTGGTACAACAAGCGTTATCAAAAAACTTTGGTTTTACAAAGATGGTTTAGAATCACAATTTCCTGATACAAATATTTTGTACACAATTGAAATATCTCAAGGTGGTAATGATGGAAATAATGTGATACATACTGATTTTGCAAAAGATGAAATTTTGTATGCTTTTGCTAATCAAGTATCAGCTGCGGCTTTTAGAAGTGCTGTTCTTCAAGGTAACACTGCTGCTGATGTTGCTAACAGTGCCTTTGCTTCTATTAGAGTGTATAACGATCCAACCGATTCGAATAAATTTGCCACCGGTGCTGCAATGGGTATGGTTTGTACTGATGGTATAGTGTTTGCAAAAGAACATTTTGTTAGATATGATTCTCAAAAAACTATTGTATATCCATATGGATTTGGTCAAGATTGGGATTCAACAGGAGTAAACGCTGCTTTATTTCCTAATGGTGCTCCCTATGAATCTTCAAAATATGTTGGTTTTGAAATAGCAGAAGAAACTATTACTCCTGAAATTGATAATAGTCTTTTTGATAATGCGACGGGATCTCCAAATGAAAATGCTCCTGGAGCTCATAGATTAAAACTTACTGCAAATCTAAAGACGTTTGATGGTCAACCTTCAAACAACTTTTCTCAATTAGCAGGTATTAATGTAACATATGATCCACACTGGGCTGAAAAAATAAGAGTTGACGGAGCAAGTGCCAATGAAGATGGCATGAAATTGGGTGGTCCATATAGAATTAGAAAAATTAACAATAACGATGTCCCTGATCTAAATGAAAATGGTTTAGGTAGAGTTTTTGCAAAGGCTTTGCAAGATACTGCTGGTGATTATGTTATAGGACGTCCTAAGTTAAAATTTAAAGCACACTCGTCTAATACAGACCTAGCAAACTGTGTGATAGATTTTGCTCCTGGGGGATCTACATTCTTTAATAAAGGTTTGAGATACAACAGTTCGGGATTTTACTCTGTAGATCTTCGTAGAGGTATTGATACTATCGAAGAAGAAAATGTCATAGCTTCAATGAACTATGGTAACTATGTTGTAGTGAACGAGTTATCTGGTACATTCCCATTTGATAAATTATCAAAAGCCTTTCTTGTTGCTAACAACTTTAGTAACATCAGCCGAGGATATAATGATGGATACGGATATTCAAGTCTTTTAAGTGGTTTGTCTGATGTGCTGCAAGATCCTTATGATCCAGCTACAGGTTCAGACCAAGTAATTGGTAACTGCAACATTCTTAATGTTGTACATGAATCTGGTGACATGGGACTTCCAAATGGACAGTTTAGAGTATATGTAAGTGATGTTAAGTTAGCAGCTGGATATAAATTCAGCAATGTTTATGGTATGGCATTTGAAGATCCTTCCAATAGAGGTGTAGTTAACGCAGCAATTGGATCAGCTGATGTTATTAGTACATCACTTCAAGAAACTGACAGAACAACATTAGTATTTCCAACAGGAAGAAATGCTGTTAAAACTTTCTTCATTGGTGATACAGAAACTGATACTGAATACACTGCTAGAGATAGACAATCAGGAACATTAGGAACCGACGGTGTGATTTCTATTACAAGGAAAACATCTACTGGTTCTACTAACCAACCAGCTCAGCAAGGTAATCCTCTTGGTGATACATTAGAAAAAGAATTTTTAGTTGTTGCCACTGCTAATGGTACTTCGTCTGCTAATGCAACCAGCTTTGGGGCAACCCCAGATGGATCAACTACAGTTTCATTGACATCTGCTAATAATACTATTAGACCTGGTATGTTGATATCTCATGCTAACTCAACTGTTGAAACAGTTGCTCTTGTAGAATCAGCAAACAGTTCAGCATATGTGACAAACGTTGCTATTGGTGCAACACAAACAGATGTACAGTTGAAGATTGTAAATGGCCAGCTTTTAAATCTCACTGGAGGCACAGCTAACATTGCTGCTAATGCAACAGTTATGACTATTAATACTGGTATAGGTACATTTGGTGGTAACACTACCCATGTCCTAAGTGGCACAGTTGCTGTAGATGTTATCTATAACCTAAAACGTAATGAAATTACATCACCTCTGAAAAAAGATATCAAGAAAAATGTGTACGTAACAATTGACACATCAACAAATCCTTCTGGTACATCAGGTCCATGGAATCTTGGTTTGGCTGACATTCATAGAATTAGAAATGTTTTCATTGGTGGATCTGGTGATTCTTATGCTACTATTCTTTCAACAGCTAATGATGTTACATCATCATTCCTTCTTAATAATGGCCAGACAGACATGCTGTATAAGCATGGTTCATTACAAAGAGCTCTTGGCAGCACATTAAGTATATCATCTGGTGACAAATTGGTAGTTAAACTAGATACGTTTACTGCTAATAATTCATCTGGATCTGGCTTCTATAATATTGATTCGTATCCAATCGATGATCTAACATCTTCAGCTAATAATGATGGTATAGCAACTAGAGAAGTTCCAATATTTAGCTCACTAGCTCGAGCTAAGAAAATAGATCTTAGAGATGCAATTGACTTCCGTCCAAGAATTACTAACACAGCTAATAGTGATGCAACAGTAATTGGAAGTGCAACAGAAAATCCAGCAAACTCTGATGTTATTGACTTGATTGGTAACGAATCATTGATTGCTCATGTGGGAACAAATTTTGAGGCTGATCTAACTTACTATCTTGGTAGAGCTGATATGTTAGTGTTCACTGCTGATGGTGGATTTGTTATAAGAGAGGGTAAACCAACTAATAATTATAGACAAGCGGCTGCTCCTAAAGAGGGTGCAGGAGAAATGCCTTTAGCTATCATTACCGTTCCTCCGTTCCCATCTATTCTTGATGATGAAAGAATTACACCAGAAATTCCTAATACAAAGAGAAGAGAATTCAAAGTTCTTCACAAAATGGTAACTAATAGAAGATATACCATGAAGGATATTGGCCAGCTGGCTAGAAGAATTGAGAATCTAGAAACATATGTTTCATTGAACTTACTAGAAAAATCTGCAGCAGATACATCTATAAAGGATGCTGCTGGTCTTGATAGATTTAAAAACGGTATATTTGTTGATCCAATGCAGAGCTTGTTCTTTACAGATGTATCAAAAGAAAATGGTATTTTCTCTGCAGCTATAGATGTTAATAAGCTACACTTGAGACCAGCTTTCAGACAAAATGACATTCAACTTAAATTTAATGCAGCTGAATCAAGCGGTGTTCAGCAGTTTGGTAATTTTGTGATGAGACCACTTGACACTGGTCAAGGCAACAATGGCCATGTTGCTTATAGGTCAACATCATTAGCTAATGGTCAATTTGTAGCAACTAAAACAAGAAATCTTGCTGATCCAGTTTTTGAATATCATGGAAGAATGACACTACTTCCAAGATATGATGTAAGAGCAGAGCATGATCCAAATATAGCTAAAGGTGAAGTAAATATTGATATTGATATTTCAGCACCTTTTGAGGAACTTGCAGCTCAGTTAGATGGTACTGAGTTTGGTGGATGGGAAACCATTTCATCAACAGGTATTTCTTCATCTGTAATTGGTAGTTCTACATCAGGCAACTGGACAACAACAACCATCTTAAATCAAGAAACTCTAACACAACAAACAGATGTGTTTAATATCACCGCTCAACCAGGTGAGGTTACGGAAACAACTGTTAATAATATTATCCAAGATTTGAAATTCCAACCATATGTTAGAGAGCAAGTTATTGGTTTTGTTGTAACTAGTTTGAAGCCAAATTCAAGACTTAGATTCCAGTTTGATGGAGTTGAAGTTGATGAACATGTTTCATCTGGATATTTTAATCCTGATCTATTTCCATCTATTAATCCGGCAACGTCAACATATGTTTTTGATGGAACAGTTGATCAAACAGTATCAGCAGTAAGACCAACAGAAGGAGCTGATCCTGCGTTAAGAAACACTATTATACCTAATTCTGCAAGAGGTATTAATTTATTCTCAGATGAAAATGGTGTGTTTATAGGCACGTTAAAAATACCAGGAGAAACATTCTTACAAGGTGAAAAATTATTTGAGATTGTTGAATTTCATATTAGAGAATCATCTCAATCGTATTATGCTGGACAAACTTTCCTTGCTTCATCTATCTTGTATCAATCAACAGATTTGAACTTTACTACAATTCAACCTGAACTTGATATAACCATTACTCAAGCTACACAACAAGTTACTAATAGTTGGACATCAACAACACAAACATTTAATCCACCTCCTGCTGCTGATGATGGCGGAGGCGGCGGTGATGCTGATAATGGCGGAGGCGGCGGTGATGGTCCATGTGCTCCTATTGCTCAAACATTTACTATACATCAGTCAGATCTAGGTGCAGCTGGTGATCCTGGTATCTTTATGACCAGATTAACATTGTTCTTTAGTACAAAAGATCCAGTCTTTGGAATGGATATTGGTATTTATGATGTATCTGGTGGTCAACAAGTTCCTGTTGCTACGTCAAGAATTCCAGGATCGTTTGTTCCTAAAACTCCTGATCAGGTTGTAACAGCTGGCAATGAAAACGGTCCAGTGAATCCCACACACTTTGATTTTGTAAGACCTGTCTTCCTTAAAGCAGATACAACATATGCATTTATTGTTCACCCAGAAGCAGGTAATGATGGATATAATCTTTGGATGGCCAGAATAGGTGGATTTGATGCATTATCAAATGGTACAGCTCAGGTGAACGATTTTGCTGGAACTGGTATAGCATACTTTTCTAAAAATGCTAGAAATTGGAATGCGATGCAAGATGAGTTTGTTACATATGAAATGAGAAGAGCAGCTTTCCAACACGGTACAGGCACAGCTATTCTAGAAAATGATGATGATGAATTTATTACTACAGGAACATATTCACTCGACGATGCTAATAAACCAGTAGAACCTGGTGATTATGTTCAAAGTACTTCTAATACAGATGCAAGGGGTGTTGTTGATCTTGTTAATGCTCTATCAGGCAATCTTATTATTGGAGAAAGTCTTGGTGGATTTAGTGCTTCAGATACTATTAATTTTTACAGAGTAAACACCGCTGGAGGAACATTAATTGACACAAATGGTAATGTAACAGCCAATATTCATGCTGCTAATCTATTAGCATCTGGTGTATCATTAATTGGTAATACTACCATTTCTTCAATAAACAATATTGATGCTCATGCTATGGTTCTTCAGCTTAATCCAATGGAGTTACCACGAACATCTATTACTCATTCATATAGAGGCATGTCAAATAATTATAATACTCAAGCATCTATAGCAATGCCGCTAGATGATACTGTAGAATTTGCAAGAATCTTTGATAGTAATGAAAATGCAACAAGAATCATTGCAAGTAAATCAAATGAAATGGACAATGCACCTGGTAATGCAAAATCAACACGAATTTCTTCTGCTCTAGAATGCAGAAGCTCTGGTGTTTCTCCGTTCCTAGATTTATCAAGAAGAAATATGCTCGTAGTAACTAATAGAATTAATAATGATAATACTAATGAACATACAAACGATGGTAACGCTATAAGTAGATATATTTCTAGAACAGTTCAATTAGCTGATGGTAATGATGCTGAGGATATTAAAGTATTTGTTACAGCATATAAACCACCGTTGACAGATATCGATGTTTATGTTAAATTATTAAGTCCTAATGATCCTGATATTTTCCAAAATAAAGTTTGGACTAAATTAAACCAAGTTACATTGTCTACATTGTTTAGTGATGATGAGTTTGATGTTAAGGAATATGAATATACAATGCCAACGGCTGCACCAGTAACTAATGCTGCTTTTGTAGCTCCAGAAGATCAAACTGATGAGTTAGAAGATCTTGTGATAGCTTATACTGGAGCTGATAATGTTGTTTATCAAAGATTTAAGTACTTTGCTGTTAAGCTGGTAATGAGATCTCAAGCACCAGAGATTGTTCCATATATTAAAGATTTGAGGGCCATTGCGCTACAGTTGTAAGATGAAAGTACCAGAACATATATTAAAAACTAATCCAGGTGATAAAATTGTTATTAAAGAAAGGCCTGATTTAGTTAAAGATCGTGAGACTGGAGCTCTGCTAAATACTAATAATAGAGCTCTTAGGGAATACAAAATAGCAAAGATGAATTCTAGAAAGAATTTAAAATTACAATCTCAAGTAGCTGATATGCAAAAAGAGATAGATGAATTAAAAAATTTAGTCAAGGGATTAATTAAGTAATGGCAGGTACATTTTCACCAGTAGTAAACACTGATACCTTCCAGGTTTGGTTGGATAGGACTAACGAACTTTGTACCTTTGCTGGTAATACTTTATCAGTTGGTGGCGATACTGCAGCTGTCTCGGGTAATGCGGTTGTTAATGGTTCATTGCAACTCGAGACACTTCATACAGATACTATTTCTGGAGGTACAATTGGTTCCAGTGGAAATTTATCAATAACAACAAATACTGCGTTTGGAGGTACAAGATCTACATTTAATGCTAATGTAGTAATGAATGCTAATGTATCGTTTAGTGGTGCAAATCTAAACATTGGATCAGGTACTAAGTTAGACATAGCATCTATTGCAGATTTTACAATTCAAGCTACAAGAAGTAACGATACAGAAGTACTTTCCATTAATCCTACATCAAAACAAGTTGAGCTTTTTGATGTAAGAGATAAGCTATTATTTGCAGATTTATTGGATGCTGATTTTGGTTCTCTTCCAACAACAAATAACGTATTAGGAGTAAATTCCGGCGCTGGTGCAAACGTATCATTCACATCATATCAAGATGTTGTAACTGCTGGTGCAATTGGTCAACATATTAATGCAGATTCAATAGATATTAATTCTGTAGCAACTCAACAGATAAACATAGAAAATCTTACTGAAGACAGAATCCTGCTTGCTGGCGCCAATGGTATGGTTGAGCAATCAGATCAATTAAGATTCAATGGAACAACTCTTAATGTTGGAGGAACATTCAGCGTAACAAATTCTTCCGGTGTCATATCAACTGGTGGTATTAGCTCATCGAATCTAACATCTGGTAGAGTTGTGCTTGCTGGCTCGGCTGGTTCTCTGGAAGACACTGGATCACTTACGTTTGATGGTGGTAGCCTGGCTGTTACAGCAAACGTAGATATTGTCGGTGATACGGATATAGCTGGCGGATTAGATGTATCTAATAACATTACCGTTGCCATGGATGCTTACATAACTGGTGACACTCACATAGGCAATAAGTTGTTACTAGAAACTGCTAGTGTTGGTGGTTCAGCATCAGGAGGTAAAGTTCTTTATGGTGGTGAGGTTCATAATGGAATATACCAACAACTAAAAAGAATTGATCCGGTGTATTATGAAAGTAATAGCACACTTTCATTAGCTACAGCTGGTGGTAGTAATCTTGAAATAGACGGTAATATTGATCAAGCTGCTGGTCATTATGCAAACGTTGCCAGCATGAAAGTTAGAGATCTTACTGATAACAGAGT